ATTGTTCCTCACCTCGAGCCATACGGTCAGCGTGTAAAAGCTGTGCCTCGGACATCGCCATTTTCGTCTTCTGTTTGTTAGCATAAATTTTACTACCAGCAGAGACGGCTAATTTTATTGCCGATAACCACATATTAGTACCACTTAGCTTTTCTTTTCTTCTCTGGTCTAACGTTTCCTTGACCTTGAACTTCTTGTTCTTGTGTTTCTTGTGGGTTTGTAGCTTCTATTTCTACTCCACCTTCAACATAACCATCTTTGTTCGTAAACATTTCGTGGTTTAGGTCTTTTTTATTTTTTTCTGCCATTTTTCCTCCTAATATTTGCTTCTCGCAAGGCAATTGCGATAGCTTGTTTTCTATTTTTAACTTTTTTATCAGATTTTCCAATAGAAAGCTTTCCTTTTTTAAATTCTCTCATAACTTTTGCAACTTTTTTCTGTTTTTTGTCCATTTTATTCCTGATCTGTCCCTATAATTACCGATCCACCCATCATATCTTTTGCGTTTGGTAAAGTTTTACTCAAAACTGTCTTTTGAATAGACGTATCTGCTCTTAATTTTGCTAATTTTTCGTTTTGATCCATTTTTTCGTCTACGTTTTGTTGATTCATCATCGCTCTCATCTTATCTAGGTTTAATCTTTCCTCACCTTCTTTTTCTTTTCTCATATTTTCTTGTGCTCTTAGGTCTAATTCTCTAGATCTTAGTTTAGCGAGTGGATCATTTGCAAAGTCACCTAATATTTTCTTCTCTTCTCTAGAATATTCTTCCATCATTTCTGCAATCAATACAGCTTTTCTAGATTCTATTTTCATCGTTAGATCCATAACTTGTTGTTGCATCATTGGATCTTGCATTGCTTGTGGATTTTGTTGCATAGATTGTAAAGTTACAATCTCTCTTTGAAATTCCATTTCAACTTGCTCTAAAGCCATCAAAGATATGTGTTCAAAAATATTTTTTTGTAAACTTGCCATAACTACAGGATTATTTCTTGCCATGTTAGTCGACATAAAATTTAAATGCGCTGTAATATGTGCTTGATGATCTTGACCTTTGAAAGCTTGAAAAGGTTGACCTCCTAAAGCTTGTATGTGTTCAACCGCAGGATCCATAGGCATGGGTCTTGGTGGTTTCTTTAAAACTGCATCAATGTTTTTTACACCCAAAGCTTCATACATATTTCTGTAAGCAGCATATAAATTATGAAGTTGAGGGTTAGAACTAGCCAGTTGCAGTTCCGTTTGGGCTATAGATATTCGTTGTGCTTGAGAAAAAATGTTTGGATCTGCAACTGGAATAATATCTATTTTATCATCAAAGTCTGTTTGTTTAATAATTCTTTGACCACCAATAACGTCGTATGGATATTCATTTGGTAAGTATAATTTAAATACTCTTGTCATTAATTTAAATTCGTTTTTAAGTGCTGCATAAATTCTTTTGTGAATCGCTGACATTGTTCTCGATCCACGCTCCAACAAAGCTACTGTCGTGCCCACTGCTGCTTGTTGATTACCCTCTCCTACTTGAAGATCAGCGATTGAAGCAAAACGTTGGCCCGCTGAAACCACGACACCCATAAGCTGTAACAAAGTTGCAGATGGTTCTTTAAATGGTAACGTCATGAATGAATCTCTTATGTTACCACCTGGTGCATCTACATCTCTAAACTCTCCTGGTTGTATCGATTGTGCATCATCTCTAATTCTAATGCCACGCATTTTAAATCCTGCGGGTAAGTTAGAAAGAGTTCCTGCATCAAGCAACGATCTTAGCGCCGTTGTTGCTGTTCTCGATAATCCACCTATCATGTGGATTAAACCAAAACCGTAAAAACCTAAACCTGGTAAAAATTTAAAATGTACAAAGTATGGAATCTTTTGTTTTTTAGGATCTGCTATTTCGTAATTTCTTCTTATTGATAAAATTTCTCTTGAACCTTCTTCTACAGTTACAATGTATGGTAATTTAATACCAGTGACATCGCCATCAGGTCCACGGTCCTCGAACCCTTCTAAATCTAAATTGACATGAAATTCAAGAAGTGTGTACATGTCTTCGTTAAAAGTTCTTTTAGTTCCTTCTAACATTCTTTCTTTTTTCTCTACTTCTGTTTCTTGATTAAATGGTCTTGGTAATTCTATGTCTCTATAAAATCCAGCGACTTGTTGTTTTCTTAAATCATTTTCCGAGATCTTAATACGATGGATCACGGCCTCTGCATCTTCTAATGAAGTTGCATTGTATGGAACTATCAAATCATCAGCAGGGACGAATTTAGAAACCGTCCTGCCTAAAAGATCGTCGTAGTAGACTTTCTTAAAGGCAGATCCGGAAAGAGGGAGATAAAAAAGCATTTGGTCAAACTCTGGTTCGTACTCTTTCATCACATCCATGAGCTGATAGTTCATGAATTCTTTAACACGATTTGCTTGTTCGTTTTTTTGTGGAGTTGGAACTCCTATAACTCTTGTTCTTACAGGTCCATCTGCAGGTAATAATTCTTTGTATGCCAAAGCTTGAAACTGAGTAACCGCTTCTGACAAAACAGGGTGCGTGGCACCTGAAGCTCCTTGAAATGGTTGTGCAGGAGTTTCATATTTAAATCCTAAAAGATCTAAACCTTTTGCATAAGATGTTTCCCAATCTTTTCTTGAAGCTTTATACTCTTGATAATTTTGTGCTAACTCTGAACCAAGAGGATTTAATGTTTCCTCTGGTAATAACTCAGCTAGATTATCAAAGTGACTTTGACTTTGTTCTTGGCTAAATGCTCCTGGTTCAAAATTAATTTCAACACCACCATCTTCTAATGATGTGATTTCTGTTTCACCTTGATTAGGTAAATTTTCTTGAATCTCTATTTGTTGTTCTGCCTGCTCTTGTGGTCCAGGTATTTCAACCTTTTTGTTTGGCAGGCTTTTGTCTATTGCCATACTTTTTCTCCAATCTTACATCTTTAACAGTATTATATTGAATATTCAACCCTTGAGGCGTAGGCCCTGATTTAGGGGGTATTGTAGTTGTTAGTTTTTTTGGTTTCTTAGTTCTGTTTTCAAAAGTCAATTTAAGTCCTTTTTCTTTAAGTTCCTTTAGTCTTTTAGGTGTCCAATAGTACATTACCAATAATATTTATACTTTTTTCTAACCTTCATTTTGTCTTTGTAGTCATCATCTAAGGTTATAAAACCACCTTGTCTAAATCTCATAACAGCTTGAGTCATTGAGTCAACTAAATCATCATGATCACCATACGGAAAAGCTGCACACTCCTCAACCATTTCTTGTGCAAACTCCTGTTTCAAAGGAGCCCATATCATACCTGCCTCAAAGACAGGAGATACAGAGTTAACTCTTGCAACTTTATCTTGTCCCTTGGATGGTGTGTAATTATTTGCAGGTATACCCATTTGTCTAAGTTCGTACATTAAAGGTAGACCTGATGCTTTAGCTTCAATTAGTACAGTATCAGGATTCCAATATTTATATTGTTCGTAAGCTACTCTTTTAAGTTCAGGAAACTCGTATCTACCTTTTAACGAGTCTAATAATATTAATTGTCTTGGTGAGTCTTCGTTAGGTCTAAAGACACCCCACGTGGTTATTGCAGAGTAATCTGCAGTTTCTTTTTTTAAATATGCTGTATCATAACTTTGGATAATGTGATCTAATACTGGTAAATGTTCGTGTTCCCATTCTTGCCACCATTCTCTTTTGATCAACGCTCCTTCATCCGAAGTTGGGTCTTGCATGTATTGTGCATTCCATTTACTTATTCCTGCGGAAGCTTTTACAGCTTCAAGGTCCTCGAGCCGCCAGTATTCAGGCCACACAGGTTTACCACTTGGCATGATTGCAGGAAACTCTACAACATCCCACTTATCTGCTTTCTCTTCTGCTTGTGCTTTTAATAACATTTCTGTTAAATCTTTTTTACTCCATCTAGTCATGACTAAAATAATTCTACCACCAGGTTGAAGACGTTGTCGTGGCCCTGACGTGTACCATTCGTATGCTTTCTCAAAAGCATTCTTCGAGTTCATATCTTGCTCGGAATGTGGATCATCGATAATTAATAAATCAGCACCTCTACCGGTCACCGCACCTTGGACACCGACTGCAAAGTATTCACCACCTTGTGCCGTGTTCCATCGTCCTGCTGCCTTGGAGTCTTCTTGAAGTCTTGTTGCAAAAAGATCTTGATATTCTTTTGAGTCGATTAAGTTTTTAGTTTTACGACCAAAGTTCACAGCTAGTTCTGCTGTGTGAGTTGCTTGTATTATTTTTAACTGAGGATCGTTTCCTATCATCCATGCAGGTAAGAAGTAAGATGCAAACTCAGACTTAGTATGTCTTGGTGGCATATTAATAATTAATCTGGTCTTTTCACCAGATGCTATCTTGTTAAATTTTTCAGAAATAATTTTGTGATGTTTACCTTCTATAAATTGTGGCCACATTCTTTTTACAAATGTTAAGAAGTCTTGTTTTGCAGCCTCTTTCTTTTGAAACTCATATCCTTCAATAATATCCCGCTTTAATTTTTCTCGAGCTTGAATATCAGGTATTTTATTTATTTGATCTAGGGTTAATTTCATATCCGATACTCCCATCTA